AGAAGATATTGATATCCTTAGAGATAAGGCTCAAGATCTAGAAGACAATCAGTGTGAGTGTGATTCATCTGAAGATGGACCAGAAGACTGGTCAGATGATGAAGACGAAGAAGACGAAGAATAGTCTACTAAAATCTTTTCTTTATTTGAAGGTGGTTGAGGTTTCCCCAGGCGAATATCTAATTGCTTTTGTTTCACGTCAGCTTTGATTTCGTCAACTTCAACTCCTTCAAGTATTGGTGAGTATTGATCTAAAACTTCTGCAAGTCTCTTGTCTAATTCTTCCTCTGATAAATCTTCTAATTTACCTGTTCTAATAATCTTTTGTTCAACGTAAAGACCAGCAGCTTTACCTCTAGCAACTTCTGCATTGACTGCAGCACTCCAGGCTTTTGATTCTCTAGCATTATCTCTAAGCTTTGCAAGTTCCGAGATATGTCTTTCAAAGGTCACGTCATATTTCTTTTGATACTCTGTTCTTAATTCTCCAATGTATTGAACCACTAATGGATATAATTTTGGGTTCTGTAATTCTGATGCAGTAACTACTGCTCTATCTTTTGAATAACCTGCTTCAATAGCACACTCTGTTCCGGTTTTTCTACCTTCATTTGTGACTAACTCATAAGCAAATTTAATTTGCATTTCTGTTAATTTCTTTGGTAAACTCATGGGTTGACTGCTACCGTAATATATCGTATAAGTCAATTGTTATTCCGAATAACACTTATGGGGTCGGCTTACGACATAGGTTAAACTTCATTCCCTATTGATACTGGGCCCCATTTAAAATTATGATAAATGGACAAACACTAGCTTCAGTTTTAGATAAATTAATTACAAAGTCAGAAGTTGCAAAGAACGCACGCATTCAAGTTCAAATGCCTAATGGTGATTTACATGACATCGCAGAAATAAAACTAATGGAAAATATGTTGATTGGTCCATTTGAAACTCATAGACTGGTGTTAGTTACTGAACCACAGAAGCATAAAATGTCTAAAGTAGTTCGCTCATCACAAGTGGTTTGATTACGGCGAATTCTATATGAAACCAGAGTCAAAATTTTGGCTTGAAGTTAAAAAAAATATCAAAGAAATTTCTTTCACAAGGCTTGAATCTTGGGCTTCAGCTGGCGTTCCAGATCTATTGTGCTGCAATAAAAATGGCAAGTTCTTCATGGTGGAGCTTAAAGTAACCAAAGGTAATTTTATAAAATTTTCACCGCACCAAATTGCCTTCCATATAAGACATCCGCACAATACTTTTATCTTAAAAAAGGCCCTCGGTCCTTGTGCCATAAAACTTTATAGAGGATCCGATATCATGAAACTTGTGGGCCGTGAGCCATGTGCCCCGATTGCTGACTCCTGGGCCAAGGTTCAGGAAACCTTTGTCAATGTGACATAACGTCGCACCCCTATATGTAGTGTGTTGTATTTTTGTCACACTAAACACTTGTGGGCGGGTCCCACCCAGAGAAAAAAAACATTGCTTGCTTGCGCCTTGTCGCTTGGTGCCTGCTGCCTGTGCCTGCTTGCGTCTTTTAATTTTTAGTTTTTATTTTTTCGGGAAATTCTCTAGCCCCCAGGAAGGGGGCTAGGTTTACAACGTTAGGAAGCTTTTGAAAATTTGTCTGCCAGGTCTATTCTACCTTGTACCAACAGAAGGTATTCACCCCCGCTGCTGCCGTGGGGCTCTCTCCATACTTCGAAGAAATCCCCATCCTTTTCCCGTCTTAAACGGGTTACTATCTTACCCTGCCAACTCTGCGCCTCAACTCTCAGTGAGTGATGCGCTCTTGCTGTAGGTTGAGTCTTTCTTGCAGACTCAGATATCCTTCCATAAAAATGACTCATTCTATCACCTCCTCTACACCTTCAACTGAACAATCAAGACGGTCTTCTTTAACAACATCGTCTTCACTCCAGTAGCCCTGCTTAACTTTTTCTACAGCAGCTTCTTCATTGTCTGCTTCTACCTTGATCCATTTGGCAAGGCTTTCAGACATAACTACTTCGTATGTTTTCATGTTTCTTTCTCCTTCGTTAGTGAATGCATCCAGGCCTAGTTCCGAACACCTTTGCGAGTGTTATGCGATATCCTGGTTCTGCCTTATAATTTTTCAAAGCTACCAGCTGCATTCGATTCGTATTATATCCTACAATCTCCCATCTTGTCAACTCTAATCTTGCGCCTTGTTGCCTGTTCCTTGATTCATGGCCCGTGCAACCTGAGGTTATGTCAATGCGACATATTGTCGCACCCCACTAAACACTTGTGGGCGGGTCCCACCCGTGAAAATAAAAAAAATTAGAGCTTGCTTGCTTGCGCCTTATAATTTTTAGTTTTTATTGGAGTTGTGGCGCCCTTACGGGCGCCGTTAGAATTATACTTCGTTAACTTCTTCAATCACAGGTGGAAGGTAGTATTCCCATTCCACTTCCTTGTCTGGACGATTCCAGTCCTCCTTGTTGGCCAAGGCAATTTCCTTGGCTTCCTCTGGACTGTCAGCCTCCACCTCATAGAACATATAGTCCTTGTAGTAGGCTACAATGGAGTAAGTTTTTTTAGCCATTATTTTTCCTTTCGTTAAAAGCAACCCACTCCAGTGGTCCAATATAAAAAAATATACTGGCTGCACTGGTGGGATCAAGGGGCATCCTACGGATGCAAACTCCAATGGAGCATCGACCCTTTTTACAATAACATATTATCCTACATTTAAAATAATAGCAATGCGACATATTGTCGCAGGTGCCTAAACCCCTGTGGGCGGGTCCCACCCTTAAAAAAAAGCGCTTAAAAAATTTAAACTGTAAGTTGTAGGGCTGATACTTTGCTCGTATAGGTTGAGTATGTCTACCCCGTTGCGATGTACCAGCCCTTAATAATCTCGATCATAATGCATTGATCTGAACTCTGCAGATATTCCCAAGTGATGAGATCAAATATAACTATATATTAATTAAATATTAATGTACATGCGACATAGTGTCGCACCCCACTAAACACTTGTGGGCGGGTCCCACCCGGAGAAAAAAAATAAAAATAATTAATTTAGAGCTTGACAATATAGGATAGTGTAGGATATAATACCCGGACAACAACAACGAAAGGAAAACAAATGAGACCAATAAGAAAACAAGAACTTGAGTATTTAGATCGACTTATAAATAACAAGTTCCAAGAAAAGCAAAGCGCTATACGTTCACAGTGCGAACTTGAAGTTCAAAAACAATTAGAAAAGGACTTCAATAAATTTGTAGCAACTTTAAAACTTGATAAACTTATTAAAGAAGCTGAACAAGCTGAAAAGGAATATCTTGATTTTAAAGCAAGTAAAGATATGAAAGAGACTGCTCTTAGTGTTAATGCTAATAAGAAAAAACAAGCATTAAAAGATAAGTTCAATCATTGGAACGAGATAAGACAATGGCACTTATCATCTAGATCGGATAATGATTTAGATTGTATTATGTCCACAATAAAATCAGCTTGTCGAGTAGAACTTGAAGAAAAATATAAGAACTCTGAAAAGGGTAAGTTCTTTAAATATCTACAAAATGGAATTGAGGACGCCAAAAATACTTTATATTCCGGCTTGTCTATTGATGACGTTTGGAAGAACTTAGAGAATATATTTGGTAAGGCACAAATTGAGGTGCGTGTGCCCAAGTCCTTTACACAAATTGCTAAATAATTCTTTTCGTTAAGAATAAACAACGCCCGGAGTTCCGGGCGTTGTTCTTAAGATTATTCTTCAGAGACTACTTCTAAATCGTCAAGTGAGTTGTCAGTTCCAGTCATGTAGTTTGCTTGGAACTCACACTCTTGGACTGGCGTTCCTGTGTCCTGCGCCATGGCACAGGAAACAGTTTCATTTAAATTAATATCTATGTCCATATTAATTCCTAACTTTAAGACTGTCAGCAACCATTGACGCCTTAACTTTAGCCCAGTGAGTAATAAACTTATGTCTCGATTCATTACCCACGTTTGTTTTATAATTGATATGGTCAGTTATAAACTTCTTAATAACTTCCCACTCAAGTTCTTCTCTAAACAATTTAACATTTATTTCTTTTAGAAATTTAACTCTAAAAAGAACTTCATCTAAATTCTTTTCAGTAATTTCTCTAAGCTGTAGTGTCATCATTGTCCAAGCTAACTGACTAGCGTTCTCATGTTGTTCATCAGTGAACTTATCTATACCAGCTACTTCAGTATAGTTGTACTCTAGTGCCATGTTATTACCTTTCTGTTTCGTTAAATTAAAACCAGATTATCAAATGAAATAAATAGTTAAACAAAATAATGCACTCGATTTGTGTGTGGATAGTTTTGCATACTATTAGTAGTGGTGGCTAACTAACTTTATAGTTGTACTACACTAAACACCTGTGGGCGGGGCCCACCGGAAGAAATAAAAAAAACACTAAACACCTGTGGGCGGGTCCCACCCGGAGAAAGAGAGAGAGGTCCCAAAGGGTTGGCGAATACCTTTTAAGCAAGGAGGGGGGAGAGGGTAAAACAAAAAAAGGGGTCCCAGAGTTTACCCTTTAGTGCTGGATTTACACCCCCGGGTAGGGTATAAAGTTTTTAAGGTACCATAATTAACATTATGCTTGATATAGAAAAAATAAAAAATTTAAATAGGATAGCTGACCCTAAAGTAAGAAAGGAAACAAAATTAAATGTTTTGTATCGTATAGAGAAGGCTAGAAAAAATAATATAAAAAATAGTTTTTTAGATTTTGTAAAATATATTTGGCCAGATTTTATTGAAGGGTTTCATCATAAAGAAATTGCAGATAAATTTAATAGATTAAAAACTGGTGAATTAAAAAGATTAATTATTAATATGCCACCAAGGCATACTAAATCAGAATTTGCTTCTTATTTTTTACCTGCATGGATGATCGGTAATAATCCTAAATTAAAAATTATTCAAGCAACCCATACTGCAGAACTTGCAATTAGATTCGGACGTAAAGCTAAGAACTTAATTGATTCAGCTGAGTATAGAGAAATATTTGATACAAGATTACAAGAAGATTCTAAAGCTGCT